TTAAACGGATATGGAACATTTTCAAGGGCGAAGATCAAGATCCCATATTTGGCCCGTCTGTAGGATCTAGCTACTCTTCACGTCCTGATCGTCGACGAAGTATCGGTCTTCTCAACGATCGATCAATCGTGACTTCGGTATATAATCGAATTGCCATGGACGTAGCTAGTGTACCGATCAAACACATCCTTCTGGATGAAAAAGGTCGATACAAGGCAGATGCTGATTCCAAGTTGAATTTGTGTCTGACATTGAAACCAAACCTCGATCAATTTCCTAGAGGTTTCCGACAAGACATTGCTATGACGATGATGGAACGAGGCGAAGCGGCGATTGTCCCCATCGAATGGTATTCTTCCGATGGCTTGGGTATTGATGTTGTAGATGTCGTGAACGTACGTGTTGGTGACATCACACAATGGTACTCACAGAAGGTTCGTGTCAGCGTTTGGAACGAAGAGATCAACGCTCGACAAGAAGTGATCAAGTCAAAGCGGTTGATAGCCATTGCGTACAACCCATTGGCTGCAGTAATGAACGAACCGAACTCGACTCTGCAACGACTGATTCGGAAACTTGGGTTCCTTGACAGCGTTGATGAAGCGCTCAGTTCGGGCAAACTTGACATCATCGTTCAGCTTCCGTACGTGATCAAAACCGAGACCATGCGAAAGAAAGCTGAAGAGCGTCGAGAGGCGATTGAGTTTCAATTAAAGGGCAGCCAATACGGCATCGCCTACACCGATGGTACTGAAAAGATCATTCAGTTGAACCGTCCCGCAGAGAACAATCTTCTCAAGCAGATCGAATACTTGGTGGACATGCTGTACGGTCAACTTGGCATAACACCAGAAGTAATGAACGGCACCGCCGATGAAGCAACAATGGTTAATTACCACGCTCGAACCGTCTATCCTTTTGTGGATGCGATCGTTGAGTCGATGCGAGCTTCATTTACATACCAAGCGGTGGTTGATGGAACAGCGACAATTCGTTACTTCCGTGAGCCATTCAAGTTTGTGCCCCTTAGTAACGTCGCTGAGATTGCTGACAAATTTGTACGCAACAAGGTGATGACACCGAATGAAATTAGAGACGGAATTGGTATGGTTCCTTCTGATGATCCAGAAGCGGACAAGCTAGCTAATCCCAACATGCCAGAACCAACCACATCGGAGAGCAAACCTTTACCAGTACCATCACGTCGACCAAAGATTTCAACAAAAGAAAGGGACAGTCAAAATGGAACCTGATTTCCAGGGTTACGCCACGAAGGCGGACTTGCTGTGTACCGACGGGAAGACCATCGCCCCAAATGCTTTCCAGCATCAGGATTCGATGACAGTTCCTCTCGTTTGGCAACACGGCCACGATACACCAAGAAATGTCCTAGGACATGCGATTCTCGAGAATCGTCCCGAAGGGGTTTGGGTCAAGGCGTTTTTCAACGATACGTTGGAAGCGCTACACGCCAAGAAGCTGGTCATTCACAGAGACATCAAGATGATGTCGATTTGGGCGAACGCTTTGCGGAAAGTCGGTCAGAAGATCGTTCATGGAGCGATTCGAGAAGTCAGTCTTGTCATGGCTGGCGCCAATCCGGGGGCATTAATCGACCCACTTACCATCCGTCACAGTGATAATAATGGTAGCACATGGGATGAAGAGAAGGACGACGAAGCCATCATTACTACTGGCTTGGAGATCGAAATCTCTCATGCCGACGGTGATGACAACGATAACAATGACGACGAAATCGACGTCCAAGAGGTTTATGAATCTCTGACCCCCGTCCAAAAGGATGTTGTTCATTATTTGGCCAATGTCGTCGCAGAGGCGACAAAGGACGACGAGACGAAACACTCCGACGATGACAAGAACGAACTCGACAACAACGACAACAAGGAAGGTAACTCCGTGACGCATAACACTTTTGAGCCGAAGAAAGGTGTAAAGGGGGACATTCTCTCTCACGCCGACACCGAGGCGATCTTTACGAGGGCCCGGAAGTGCGGCTCGCTCAAGATGGCCATGCAGGAATACATCGATGGGCATGTGGACGAGCTTCTCGTGCACGGAATCACCGACATCGAGACGTTGTTCCCGGATGCCAAAGACGTCACCACTGACGGTGCTCCTTCGTGGATCACTCGCCGGATGGAGTGGGTCGAACCGTTCCTGAACGCAACTCGCAAGGTTCCTTGGCTCAAGATCAAGTCGTCTACGGCCGACCTGACGGCTGACGAGGCACGAGCCAAGGGCTACGTCAAGGGTAACGAGAAGATCGAGCAGTTCTTCTCAACCGCTCGGCGAGAGACCACCCCCAAGATGATCTACAAGAAGCAGAAGCTGGATCGTGAAGACGTTCTCAGCATCACCGACTTCGACGTCGTGGCGTGGATCAAGCGTGAGATGTTGTTCATGCTCAAGGAGGAAGTGGCTCGTGCAGCGCTCATTGGCGCCGGCCGAGCATTTGACGACCTCGACAAGATCGATGAGACCAAGATCCGTCCTATTGCTACAGATGATGATTTCTATACCGTCACGGTGAATGTTCAGCTCACTGATGCGAGCTCGAGTTACAACGAAGTGGTAGACAAAGTCATCCTCGAGCGTTATCGCCTCAAGGGTGCAGGTAATCCCAACTTCTACACCACGGAAGTGCACATCGGCAAGTTCCTCACGATTCGTGAGCCAGATACCGGTCGGCGTATGTACCGTACGCTCGCCGATCTCGCTGCCGAATTGCGCGTTGGTGCAATCATTCCGGTCGAAGTGTTGGAGAACGAGCCCGACATTGTCGGTATTCTCGTCAATCCCAACGACTACACCTTCGGTGCGGTCAAGGGTGGAGAGATCACCAACTTCGAAGACTTCGACATCGACTTCAACCAGTACAAGTACCTGTCGGAGACATTCCTCTGCGGCGCTTTGACTGAGCCGTGGTCGGCGATGGTCATTCGTGAAGCGGTTGGCGATCTCCCAGTGGTGACACCTGCAATGCCGACGTTCGATCCTGAGACGGGTGAGCTCACGATCGTCAACCAGACGGGTGTTGTCTACAAGCATGGCGCTACTGTCATCAACGCTGCCGGTTCGCCGTACACTGTTGTGGCCGGTACTCCTTGGATCGTTGACGCTACCCCAGCTTCTGGCTATGCGTTCGACACCGATCAAGAAGACCAGTGGACGTTCACGACGAACCCGTGATCCGATAAGGAGTTCTGATGGCAAGATTCTCAGGAGTAATCGGTTACGGAGAAACTGTAGAATCTCCGCCAGCCTCTGGAAAATACGTAATGCAGATCACCGAGTATCCATATTCGGGGGATGTTCTACGTAATACTAGAGGGCTCGAGGAAGGTGTTGGTGTTAACAAGAACATCACTGTGGGAAACCGCATTAGTGTTGTTGCTGACGAATACGCCAATAAGCACTTCTTTGCCATCAAATATGTGATGTGGCAGGGGGTTCGCTGGACTGTGACTAACGTCGAGGTTCAGCACCCCCGCCTCATCCTTAGCATGGGAGAGGTGTACAATGGGCCAACGCCTTGAGCTTCAAGCTCTTTTGTTGGGGATGTGTCCAAATGTATATTTCCAACCACCGGAATCAATCGAAATGGTGTATCCCTGTTTCGTTTATCATCGAGACTGGGCTATTACCAGGTTCGCCACGAATAAGCCGTACCGAGTCGTCAAGAGGTATCAGCTAACGGTCGTTGATCGAGAAGCAGATAGCCCACTTATCGAGCTGGTTGCTGCACTACCAATGTGCATATTTGATCGACACTATACGGCTGATGATCTCCATCACGACGTTTACAAACTTTTCTTCTAGGAGGAGAAACAAATGACTGCACTAACCTGGGACGGAGTCGGTGAGAAGCGCTTTGAGACTGGCGTAGACCACGGAGTCCTCTACATGCCAAACGTTTCTGGCGTCTATGACAATGGTGTCGCCTGGAACGGCCTCACTGGAGTCACTCAGACGCCATCTGGTGCTGAAGCCAACAAGACCTACGCCGACAACATCATCTACGGAAACCTGATTTCCGCAGAAGAGTTCGGAGCAACGGTCACGGCTTACACCTATCCCGACGAGTTCGGTGATTACGACGGTACTGCAATGCCTACACCTGGTGTAACCATCGGGCAACAGCCACGCAAGACCTTCGGCTTCTCGTACCGTACTTTGATTGGCGACGACATTGTCGGCCAGTCTGCTGGGTACAAAATTCACCTTGTCTACGGACTCACCGCAGCTCCGTCGGAGAAGGCCTATGCCACGGTCAATGATTCACCGGAGATGATTGAGTTCAGTTGGGAGTTCACATCGATTCCAGTTCCGGTTACGGGCTATGCCCAGACCTCCGTGCTCGAAGTGTCGTCTACCGATGTGGACCCCACTGCCCTTGCCGCCCTTGAGGAGATCCTCTACGGTAGCCCTGGCGAGGATCCTGCATTGCCAACCCCAGACGAGGTTCTCGCTCTGGTCGGTGGTGCTCCTACTGACGATAATGTTGTGGTTACGGGCGATGTTGACTCGATCGACATCACTGGTACTACGGCAAACGTTCTGTTCACGGTTGCGGCCTGGAATGGAACAGCGTTTGTGGCAGTGGTCGGTGGTACCAATGTCAACGAAGTGGCAGCGGAAGCGCTTGTGCTGGCCAACGGGATCCACCGGGTTTCGTTGTCTGCTGCACCAGGGTTCTATGTCCCTGCCACTCAGGCGGATCCTTTCATCGTCAATGTGACCTGATACGTCTCACCAAACACCTTGGTGTGAAAACCATAAAAGGAGGGCGTGATGCCTAAAGAAAACTTTTACGACAGTAGTACACGAATTGAAAGTGACGGTCTACCTCCAGATTTAGTAGTTGCTTGGGGGGAGTCACAACCAAAAGTTACGATTAACGGGATTGGTTATGATCGATCCGGTCTCAATCGGTTGATCGGGTCACTTCGTAAAGCTCGTAATCAAACTTATGGTGTAGACGAATAAATGACAGGAGGTCCAGAGAATGCTCACTATTACTGTTAAAGGGCAAGAGTTCTTCGACTCGAACACCAACAAGTTCTTTAGTGTTGATGATCAAGTTGTAGAGCTAGAGCATTCTCTGGTCTCACTGTCAAAATGGGAGGCAAAGTACGAAAGACCATTCCTGACTGGTGAGAAGACACCAGAGGAGTTTCTCGACT